TCATCTTTTTTTCTTCTTCTAAGTTTTCGTCGTATTTTTCTCTGTCGTCAACGTTATCAAATAAATAAGCTCCAGGTGTGGAAGGAGAAGATACCAAATCAAAACATATTAATTCAAAGTCATCCTGAACTTCATTTCTTTCACCAACTTTTTTCAAAGTCCCTACCCCCCTTGAGGATACTCCCATCGTTACACCTTGTCTCAATAAATTCGCTGCAATATCTCCTTTAGTTGTTACAATTCCACTTTCGTGAAATCCTGGTGAAGTCAACAACTTCAATTTACCCATCAAAATATTTTTATCCCACCAAATGTCTGTTATGATATGTGAGACCCTATCCAAATCAATCAGAGATGATTCAGGGTGATTCAACTCCGATGTTGATAATCCTTTTTGAATTAATTTCTTATATTTGTCTGCCTCTCTTTTTAATATTTGTTCAGGATATGTTCTACCATTTCTATTAGGTACATCATGTTTTTGAAGTACAGCATAAAACTCAAACGGATTTCTATAATCTAAGTTTTTACCTTCTTTCATCAATTTGATATTTATTTCGTCCATAGGAGAAACAAACCCCGCATCCATTTCAACTAAAATTCCGTGACCTGTCTCATGTGACTCCAATATTCTTAACTTTTTCATTGAATTTTCTTAATAAATATCCATTGATACTAATACTTACTTCTTTGTCAGTGAAAAATCGAAATATGAATTCTCAGAAATATTTGTTTTTTGAATGTTTTTGACAATTCTTTTGACTGAATCTTTAAGTTCGTTGGATTTGAAATCTAACTCTTTATCTAAAAAAAGATTTATTTCTAAATTGAAAAATGATTTTTTTCCTGATGAAATCCCACTTGTTCGTAAATCTAAATCAACTATGGAATTTTTATTAAAGATGTGAGTTGGTATCGATTCAAATACTGTATGTTTTAATTCTCTACTTAAATTACCAACAACTCTATTCCAGTTGTCGAGTTCTTCTTTGGGTGATACCCATGATTGAATGTTTATATATAATGATTTCAAATTTTTAGAATCTACCGTACCATACGTAGACTTGAATAAATTAGATAAATTCATTTTTACACTTTTCCCTTTTTTCATCAATTTTCATATTACTTGTGTTTATTTTTTTATAAACATAAGATATACTGACTTAAGTGTCAAAATTTTAATAAAAATCGCGATATTTGTAATATATGTTAATCATTGAAATTAAAGGAAAGGACAGTATAGAAAGAGCTCTCAAAACTCTTAAATCCAAAGTAATTAAAACTAAACAGCAACAAAAGTTGTTGGAAAGAAAAGAGTATGTAAAGAAATCTGTAGTTAAGAGAAAACAGATACTAAAGGCGATTTATACTCAAAAAATTAAAAACTCTTAGAGAGACTCAGTAAGTTTTTTCAACTTCAGAAAGTTGAGTTGGGTGAAAGTATCTCCTTGTATTTTCGAGATGGTTTCTTGTAATTTACTTTTTGTTTCAGAATCACTTTCTGATTCCACCATTGGTGTCAATTTACTTATCGCACTTTCTTTTAGAATATCAAACTTATTTTGAAGTTCATTAGAATCCTCTTTCAAAATTTCAAAAAGTTCTTTCTTAGAATTTTCATCCAAATTTTCTACATATTTTTGAACTGTCTGATTAGCAATCTTTACCATGGTTGATAAAGGTATTTGAATTGTTTCTTTGGATGATTTCTGAGATTCGGTCATTAATTTATACAACTTTTTCTTTAGTTCCATCCTTTCTAAAATAGAAACTTTATTTTCAATATACACCAACTCATCTATAGTTTTGTATTTGTTTTCTACCTTTGATTCGCCAACTATTTTAGGTAACTTTACTTTAGGGAGTAATTTTTGTATTAAAGAAATTCCTTCAGATACAAATTCTTTTGCGTCTTGCTCACTCAAGCTTTGTGGTTTGGATAAATCATCGTAGAGAGAATAAATCTTAGAAATCTCCTTATGATTCAAAATATTCTGCTTGAATTCATTCATTGCTTTTTTGAAAGATTTTTCATCTTTGTAAGATTCCAAAAGATTCTCTTCTATTATTGATTTTACTAAACCGAAAGTCATGTGTTTTCTATATTTGAATATAAATATTACTAATTTAATAACTTATCTAATTCTTTCTCCATTTCTCCCAAAGAATTTTGACCTTGTTCCAAATCGATGAAAGATTTACCTTTCAAAACGTGATTTTCGACCAAAATATTCATTTTTTCTTCTGTACCCTCAGGAGTTACAGCAGCTTCTCCACCGGCTGGTGCAGGTTCAGGAGGTAATGCTGGTGGTATTTCAGATTCTGGTGAAACACCTACTTCACCCCCAAAAGACGCTTCCGCGCTTGCTGAAACAGTACCACCACTCGCTTGTCCATAAAGCTTATCGATAGAATCGAATAGACCTGTTTTACTTATGACTGTTGGTGTTTGTTTTAATTCTTCACCAATTGCTCTTTCCAATCTCTGCTGCATTAAATCAACTCTGATTTCTTCATCCGAGAATCCAAATATGTGTTTTTTAGCCCATGTTGAAGAAGTAGCTTGAATACCGTTTCCTGGGTCCGCAACCAAGTCCTTATATAGGAGTATTTTCTCTTTCCAAACATCGATTTTGAGTAAGTCTGCTTGTGTAGACGGATTTGTAAGACCCAATGTAAAGTTCGAGATTTCATCTTCAAAACCTAATAAGAAAAGATGTATGATTGCGATTTTGTTAAGTTCCTGAATCATACATTTCTGTATCCTATTAATTGTCCTTGCAAAACGAATGTCTTGTAAAGATAAGTTTTTACCATCACCAACAACTTCTTCAAAACCCAAAAAGGCTTTAGGTACTCTTAAAGCTGTTAATAATTTTTTCTGAATATATTCAATATCCGCAATCTCAGATAAGTTCTGAGCTCCAGGTAAAGTTTCAATTGGACTTGGTGATGCAGGGTCCCTTACAGGTACAAAATAATCTTGGTCAACCGCCATTTGATTGAACCTCAAGTCAACATTTCCCGTTTTTTGGTCTACGATTTGTTGTCTTTTGAACTTATCTGCAACACGATTAACATAAGCCTCAACATCGTTATCGTCCATGTTACCAACAAATACTTTGAATATTCTTCTTTCTGGTGCTCTTGATGTTCTATAAATCATCATAGCATCTTCAGAAAGTAGAAGTTGTTTCCATATTCTTCTTGCCTTTTCCAACATAGACGTACCGTAAGGTAATTTTCTATCATCACCTAATAACCTGAAGTGAGCAACTTCCCATGTTTGGAATGTCATGTTTTTGGACTTCCATTCAAAACTGAGAGCTTTCTTAGCTTCAGATTTACCCAAATTGACCGCATGTTTGTCAGTCATTCCTATTTCATGTCTCTCTATTTCAATGTTTGGAAGTTGTTGACAACCTACAATACCTTTTTCAGGGTCCAATTTCAAAAAGACAAAGTTATCTCCAAACTTACAAGTATTTCTTGTCCACATCGGTAAGTTTGTATTTATATCTAAAGTGTTGTTGAACAAATCAGCTAAAACCGCTTTTATTCTTTTTGATTCAGAATAAATTTGAAGTATGAATCCATCCTCGTTAACAGTTGTAGACTCCTCTGCATAAATGTCCAATGCTGCAGATATCTCTGGCGTATATTCCATAGACTCATAGTCATAAGTTGCAGATAACCTCGATGGTTCATAAAATATTGCTTGGGTATATAAATTGTTTTCTACTTTAGTCCACTGATTAGCCAAATAGAAAGTTTGCTGAGCTTGTAGTTTTTCTCTTTCGTACTCAGCTCTATCTTGAGTTCTTAAAAGTTCTTTTTTGTCAAATTTGAAGGTGGGGTAATCTTGACCCAACAAAGAATTAGGTCCAAACGCTTTACCAAGTCGTTGCCATACCGTTAAATTATTTTCCGCCATTTTACAATTTTACTTTACTGGTTGATAATATAAATAGTTATCATCAACAGAACAACCATCTATATTTCTCGTAATCATCACGAGCCGGTCCTTGGTTTGGAAAATATTGTCTTTTTTGGTCGGTTTGTGGCATCATTGGATTAAAAAACTGTGATGAATTTTTATTTTCATTCACTGAAGTGGACCAAGAATTTATCATCGCCTTTGTATGATTTACGTTTTTTGTTAGTTGTTGAAACGATTTTTCCGCAACATAAGTCGCCATCGAGATTCCCATGATACAATCATCATGGTGACCTTTTTGATGGTCGGGTCTTCCGTTGATATACACAAAAGTATTCATCTCATTGTATAATCTAGTAGACCTTACTTTGAATCCATGTCTAACAACTTCTTCGAATGATGCAATAATTTGTACACGTTTACTATTGAAATTTATTCCTGGAATTTTTTCATTCAATTTAGGGTCCCATTTCCACTTATTAGTACTTTCTGTTGTGTCAACATATAAACCCTTATAATTTAGTTCTTGTAATTTTCTAGCAGTCGCAACTCCCATTCCTCCTGTCAAATCCACAACACAAAATGCGTCATACATGGTTCCCCATTTATAGGCTATCTCGGCAACTACGTCAGGCGGAACTTTAGCAACGTATTCTAAAACTTGTTCATTCTCATCAAAGTCTATAATTTCTATACATGAAAAATCTTCAGAGTCACCTCTTGAAACGTCAACACCCATTACATATTTGTGACCAACTACAGGTTCTTTCCAAATCCATAATGAACCACCCATTAATTTAGCACCAGGTTCTTGTAAAGTATTTTGTGAGATATTCTGTAGTACTTCTGATTCAAACACGTTATCACCAGAACCCAAGAAGTTACATTCCAACTCTTGAGCCACCTTTCTCCTATCATACTTTAATTTTTTAACCATTCCTTCAAACCATGAAGAACAAGGTTTGTAACCTTGTTTGATGTACTCGGTCACTATAGAATGGTCACGTTCGTAAGGTTTATCAGTTGATAAATCAATCACAACATCATCTTTGTATTCTTCCCTGTTTAACAAGTAATGTACCAAATCTGTTGTTTTGACCATATACAAATCTCTTGTATATCTCGGGTCACGATACCAAAACATTTCAGATATTTTGAAATCATTCATATTTCTGAGAGCTTGGTCATATATTTCGTAGTATATTGGGTCGTATCCGTTAGGAGTGGATACAACAATAACTTTACCACCTGTAGAAAGTGAAGCCATACATGCAGACCAGAAATCTCCGTCTGCATCAATGAACGCCGCCTCATCGAAGATAAGAATAGTCGGAGTATAACCTCTCAGTGCGTCTTTGGATGTTGCAACAGCTTTGACCTCACAATCATTTGTGAGCTTGAAATGTCTTTGTGAATTTTTTTCTGCAGAAAATCCAACACCAACCCATGATGGCCATTGTTCTGTGAATGACCTAATTTTATTAGCCATTTCCACAGATGTATCTAACTTATTGGCAATTATCAGAACCTTTTCAGGTTTTTGTTTTTTCGCAAAAACTAATTTTTTAGATGCCCAAGCAGCGGTTACCGTTGAGACACCCGCTTGTCTATATTTTAGTGCAATATTTTCGTTGTATTTTTCGTAGTCCTCAATAAGACTGACTTGGTCAGGGAATAAGTCTAAAGGGACATACTTAGAAACTGTGTTATCATAAGTTTGTAAGTATGTCTTAAGTGCATATGGTGTATTTCTGACACATTTAGTAACCTCAATAATTAATTGTTCTTTGGTCACAAATTTTTTTTAACTAAGGGATATTCCCAATCCACCCAAAAAGTCTCCTAAATCATCGTCATCATCAGGGTCTTCACCTTTATCTTTTTTATATTCTTCGTACTCCTGCTTCAACAATGATGCTTGTTTCATTAATTCTTCAAAAACTTTTGTGGCTTTTTTATTTTTTGATTCGTCTTCCGAAATCACATCACCAATTAACATCAAAAATTCTTTAGCCTCTAATCTATAAAGTTCAACTTTGAACCAATTTATTAAACCTTTATTCGATTCATCGAACATATCATCAGGCAAAGCCATTCTGAGTTTCTCAACTATTTCGGGACCAATCCTAAGTTGCATTGGTTCATTCGATAAAATGTCCGTTTGTCCCATAACCTTCTGAGAAAGTTCAGGGTCTTGTGGTAATCCATGTCTACCCG